AATTCTTTCAAGAGCAGGGGAAGGCATTTTATTCCGGCGTAAAAGCTTTCCTGTTCGATGGTAAGGACAAGGTCGTTGAGAAGGTTCTCCGCTTCGAGGTAGCTGTCAGGGTTCAAATTCAATTCCAGGAAATCGTGCATCGCTTCATATTCGATTTTCTTTTGCTGGATGCCCTGCCCTTTTTTCTGCTGTTCAGCTGCGTAGTTTTGGTATAGTAAATCAATGTGTTTCATAGTGTTACCTCCTTGTGCTGCAAAAAAACATTTGTTACAGGGTTATTATAAAACAGCGCAGGGAAATGTAAAACGATTAACATAGACGAAAAGTGAGACTGCATGAAACATTTGAGACAGTTTGATACTTTTGCCATGCAATAATAGGTACAAGAGGAGGGATTGATTTGGACAGCTTTATTGCATGGATTGGCGGGAAAAGGCTTTTGCGTAAGGAAATCATTCGAATGTTTCCAACAGAAGGCATAGAGAAATATGTGGAGGTTTTCGGCGGGGCGGCGTGGGTGCTGTTCGGCAAAGAGCCCCATGAAAAAGAAGTTTATAACGATTTCAATGGGGAACTGGTAAATTTGTTCCGTATGGTGAAATGCCACCCTGAAGCGTTGGAGCGGGAAATTGCGTTGATGCTGGTAAGCAGGGAGGAATTTTGCAGGATGCGGGCGCAGCGGCCGGAGGATTTGACGGAACTGCAAAGGGCGGCAAGAATGTATTATCTGATTCGGGCGTCTTATGGGGCAAAAATATCTTCTTTCGGATGCAGGGGAAAGGATGTTTCGGCTATCAGGGACCTTTATAAAGTCCATGAGCGGCTGAAAAAGGTGCTGATTGAGAATCAGACTTTTGAGGAATGTATTCAGAAACAGGATGGAGTACGGACGCTGCTGTACTGCGACCCGCCGTATTTCGAAACAGAGGGATATTATGGGACAGGATTTTGTAAAAAGTACCATTACAGGCTGGCAGAATTGTTAAAGGCGGCTAAAGGGAAATGGATACTGTCTTATAATGACGCTGATTTTATCAGGGAACTGTATGAGGGATACCGGATAGAGGCTGTGGAGCGGAGTAATAATTTAGGCAAAGGAAAGTATAAGGAATTGATTATCCGAAATTATTGAAATGATATTGTGCTGAGATATATCTGGATTGAGTGGCTTATTGGTGGCTTATATGCATATAAATTATGCAATACAGCCAAAAGCTGGAAACAGAAAAATATGTGAAAAAACCTGTAAATTCAGCATTTTAATAAAGCTGGCACAGGAAGAAAAAAGCTGTCTGATTTCTCCGGACCGAAAGGCCGCAGGTTCGAATCCTGTAGAGTGCATGGGGAAAGCCCTTAGAAATCACTGATTTCTGAGGGCTTTGCTTTTTGGAAAAACAATGTTTTTTCTTTTAAGTGGCTTATTGGTGGCTTGTTTATGCATTGTTTTGCTTGGATGGTGCAGCAGAGAATAAATCCTGCAAAACTTCGGCAGCGGCCTCATCTGCCGATTTGATTGCGTGGATATAGGTTCTTGTTGTGGTATCTGAGGAAGAATGCCCGAGCCGTTTAGACACTGTGGCCACATTGACGCCGTTCGCAATGAGCAGGGTTGCGTTTGTGTGACGGAGAGAGTGAACATTAGTATAGGGCAGATGGTTCTTTTCGATAAACTTATGCAGCCATGATGTTAAGCTGTCGGGATGTATGGGTTTTCCGTCCCATTGTGTGAAAATGAAATCATTTCCCATCCAGCGGTCTCCTAGTTTCAAACGAACTGCATTTTGCTGTTTTCTGTGTTTTTCCAATTCGATAAATACCATATCAGCTAGCTTTATGATTCTGTTTGAGCCTTTTGTTTTGGGTGTATCCTCATAGACCCCTCTCTGCGGCGTGTAGAGGATTGTTCTTTGAATATGGATTAATTTATTGCGGAAGTCGATATCTGCCCATTTCAGGCCGCAGACCTCCCCACGGCGCATACCGGAGTATACCAAAAGCAAAAACAATGTTTTATATTGAAGAGGTTCTTTTTCAAGGCAGGAAAGGAAACAAAGAACTTCTTTATCATCTAAACACTGGATTTCCTTTTGTTCTGAGCGTGGAGCCTTGATGCGGCTGCATGGATTACTCGGAATAACCTGCCAGAGAACGGCTGTTTGAAATATGGAGGAAAGCAGCCGGTGATGGTGCAAAAGAACTTTGCCGGACAGGGTTGTTTTTTCACTGTTTGGGCGAAAGGTTTTGGAAAAACTGATTTCCAAAGCAGTGCATATTTTTTCCGCGCTGGAAAGGGTGATATTTAATCCTTTTATTGCGTTGTTGAGTGTATAAAGTGATACGCCTGATTGTTCGGAAAAAGTTGCTTTTGTCCCATATTTGGCAAGTATTGCATTTTTCAAATCTATTACGGAAACATATTTTGTATCTTTGCGGATACCCTCCTCTGCAAGATTATCATAGAATTTCATAAGGTGGGCGGGGGTGATTTTGCCAATTTTAAGATGTCCCAGCGCTGGCAAAATGCGGCTCAGATATTGCCGGTAACCCTGCAGGGTTTTTTCTTTCAAGTGTTTTTCGGCATATTCTTTTTGCCATAGTTCAATAAATTTTTCAAGGGTGATAGATTGGTTAATGTAAAGGCCATTATTGCAGTTTTCCTCAAATAAAACGGCTTGCCGCTTTAGTTCCTTTTCTATTTGCCGCTCTGTCATTCCTGGTTCTGGCGTATAAGTCATGGAGCGTCGAATCTGGGTTCCGTTGCTCCTGTAACCTTCGGATACCCGAATCAGATAAGAAACGCGGCCGTTTTTATTCGTTTTTTTCGTAATGTATGCCATAAAAATAAGACCTCCTTTATTTTAGGTATGGCAAATAAAGCGGTCTTGTGGTATAATATCATTGTGTTGGGTGTGTCACAAGACCGCCTGTATAGCGGCCTTACCGCTGCTATGGAATCCTCTTTCCTGCGCCAACAGGGAGGGGGATTTTTTAATTAAGATAGAGTAGACTTCGCGTTTTTTATCAATTCAAGAAATTCCTGTTCGCTGATAATCTGAATAGCGTTTCCGTTTTTAATCGCCTCTTCTGCTTTATAAAGTTTGCGCTCTAATGCCCAATCTGGAAAATCAGAAATATCCCCTTTTACTAAATAATTTGTACTTTTTTCAACCGATTTTGCAAGAACAGCGCCAACATCTGAAAGCATCTTTTCAAGTCTCTTCCGGCTGGTTTCAAATTCCCCTGTAAATGCAAAAGTTTTATAGATAAGGGGAGACGGAAATAAATCTTTATCCCGTTCAACTTCATCTTTATTCTTCGCCAGCTTAGGGTTATTCTCAATTTCACTCATCATATAGAATGTATCTTCGGAAATAACATCAATTTCTTGTCCAGCCTCTTTATATTTTTCGGCCTTTTTCATTTTTGAGCTTTTTCCGTCTTTTATAGATTTTGAAAAGTCTACGTTTCCAATTATGAGGAAGTTGGTCTTTTTGGTGATGGTATCTTCGTTTTCGCCGCCCAGATTTTTTATAATCTGCATGGCTTCTTTCCTGGTGATTTTATCGAATTTCCCGGTAAAGACACAATATTTACCATAAAACGGATTTTCGATATCTATTTCGTCCAAAGCGGTTTCGATATCTTTTGCATGAACGGAGCGATATCCGCGCCTCTTCTTTTCTCTCACAAAATCAATAAAAGCGTCGATGCTCCCATATTGCTCTGCTGTTTCGGATTTAAGCATCGCAAAACAATCATTAGTAATCAGACAGTCTTTCTCGGCACGATGTGCGCCATCATATTCAATCCCGAAGAAAGCAGCTATGTCGGAAAGTCTATGATGCTCCAAGTCTTTCAAAATCCAGCGTGAAATGCGACGCGTATCAACATAATCATTGCAAAATTCTGCATTCATATGCTTTTGAAAAGCGCAGCATAGAAAATTCCCGTCGAATGACACGATATTATGGCCAACAAGGATATCGTTGCCAACAAAGTCTTTGAAGGAAGGGAGAACCTCTTTTATGCTTGGAGCGGTTTCCAGCATTTCATTTGTGATTCCTGTAAGGTCGGAAATAAAATCAGAAATATAACAGTCGCGCTTTTCCGTTTCCCCTTCTGGATTATAGAAATACATCGTTCTAATTGGAGGCTGCACAAGGGTGGAAAATTTATCGGTTATTTCGCCACTCCTAACTTTTACCGCAGAAATTTCAATAATATCATCGTATTGAAATTCAAGGCCGGTGGTTTCCAAGTCTACGACCGTGTAATTATCGGGAAATTCAATTAAACTTTTTCCTTTGAAGTTAAACATACTTGTCCCTCCTAAATTTGACAATATTATACAATATGTGATATAGTTTAAGAGGATAGCCGAATAGGAGTGGCTTTCTGATTTTCCCTTGCGGTATTCGCAGTACCGCAGGGGTTATTTTATCTATGTAACAATGTAAAAGCCGCAGTCATTGAAAATGATTGTTTTTTCGCCAGCAGTATAGCTATGCCCGTAGCGGTGTTTGAATACCGAAAGGGCCTCCATTAGAAATTCCTCTGTTACCTCCAGATACTCCGCTACTTCGTACAGCGTTCCGCAACAGGCGTCTGCAGCGCGAAATAAATCCTCGATGTCTAGCAGCTTGTCAACAGCCCATTTCCGGGCGGATACTTCCTGCTTTCGGTTATTGGGGTTGCTCTGGTCTAAGATATTGCCAACAGTAGTTTCAAAATGCCCAATTTCTTCAGCCAGTATGCAGATTTTTTCCACGGCAGGAAGATCCTTTCGCAAACCGATTAAATTTCCGCTGCAAAGACCTTTTGCATCCGATTCAAAATTCATTTCTATCACTTTCAAACCATGTGAATTTGCATCATTCAGGAGATTTTCATAAGAACACATATAACATTCCCCCTTAAATTACAAAGTCAATTCTCATTTAATTTATTTAGCCTATTCAAATCGTTATGCATTAGCTTTTGCTGGTCAATGCTTTCATTATCATTGTGAGCCGCAACAGGTTTTATGTGTTCAGACTGCTTGCCACTCGTTTGTTGATGTGATTTAGTTTTTTTCTCTTTTTTAATAGAAAGGGATCGGGTTAGTTCTTTGTCTAAGACGGTATCCACCATATCTTTTCCGTGCTCATCGAGTTTTTGATATTTTTGCATGAGAAGTTCTGCGGATTCGTCATAGTTAATTCTAGTTGCATCTTTAGAACCGAGGACTGAAAATCCCGCTTCGATTAAAGCGAGAATTGCTTGGGTCTGATTTTTCATTCTTTTATTAAAACGGAAATCCTCAATTCTATTTAACTGTTCTTCTGTCATGGTAATTGTAACCCTGGGTTTTATTGTCGGCATAACTCCCCCTCCTTTTTGAATGATTATAACATCGGTTCATCATTTATGCAATCGAAAGTTCTGAAAATATTGCACAAAAATAAAGATAGATTTTTGTGAAGGATAGTTCTTCGGTTCATATTGACAAATCATAAGTTCATATATAAAATGAATTGTAGAGCATAAGTTCAGAACGAAGAAAGGAGAGATAATCATGACAGAAATGAAAAGGGTAACTATTTCGCTTCCTGATGAACTGGATAGAAAGGTTTTGGAACTGAAAAAACAAGATAGATTTGTAAGATGTTCCTATTCCGAAATCGTTAGAATGATGATGTTGGCAGGATATGAAAAAGAATTTGGCAATCCCACAGCCTAAAGGAGGTATGCACCATGGAAATTAAGGTTACAGGAACACCCAAAGAAATAGTTGACCTTATATTAGGGTTACAAGGTCAACTCAAGCAAGAAAATAATGATATAGAAATAACTATCGTTCCAGTTGATTTGCCGCAAACAAATTAGGGTTCTGTGTTGTCAATTTAGATGAGTTTTATGGAGGAAAGTCAAGAGAAGTTAAGCAACCTAGAAAAGAGGGGAAATTCATGCAAAAAATGCGATTGATTAGTGAGGCATATAACTACATTAAGGAGCAGGACCCTGATACCTGCATAACAAAATCAGGCTTTGCAAGATTGGTTAAAGAGGGACGGATTCCATCTATCAGAATCGGAAATAAAATAATTGTGAATTTAGACAATGTAGAAAGGTTTTTTGAAGATGGGGACAGAGCCTTACAGGAGATGGCCGAGATTGAAAGCGAAGGGAAAATCAGAAAGGTTATGTTTTAAGATATTGCGTCTAAGGAGGGACACACCATGACAACAAAGGAGCTGCTGGAAAAATACTATGACATAGAGATGAACAACGTCTTTTGCTATAGTGCTACATACCTGATGGACAGCCCGAAAAAAGGCTATGAGCGGGAATGGCGCGAAGCCTGCGAAAGCGCGGGTATCCTGAAAGAGCTGATTGAAGAATGCGATTAACCTGCGAAGGAAACGGCTGGCGGAATTACAGATATGCGGCCTGCGGGGACTGCGGCATGGTTTACAACATCGCCAAAAGGCAGGATACCAGCCGCGGCTACATCTGCCCAGCCTGCACAAGGAAACGGAGGAAACAGCGTGGTAGTCAGAAACAAGATGATAACGGAGCGGGACGAAAGGCGTACAGCGGAATGGCTCCGGAAGGAAGCGGCGGCCAGAGGGCTGAAAGCCGGCCGGAAGGTCAGGATTGAGCGGCTTGAGAAATATGAAGACGGGAAAACCAGAAGATATTTCCGAAGCGGGCGCGTCACAGAGCTGCACCCTTACATATTCGTCTGCGAGGTCGGCGGGGTCCGGGAATGCTTCCGCTACAATGAACTTTTAGGGAACGAAACGGGAAGGAGGGTACTGCTGAATGAATAAGGAAAAGCTAAAAGAAATTTTGGATAAACATAAAATATGGCTGATGCTTAAAGATGGCGGAGTATGTGCCAACCTGCGCGGAGCCAACCTGCGCAGAGCCGACCTGAGCGGAGCCAACCTGAGCGGAGCCAACCTGTGTGAAGTCAGAATAAATGAATATACAGTTTTTTATGCCTTACAATGTCCTGAAAAAGGGGCATACATGGCATTCAAGAAAGCGGGCGGTTATATTGTGGAATTGGAGATACCAGAAGATGTACTCCGCTCATCTGCGACAACGCGAAAATGCAGGGCGAGTAAAGCAAAGGTTATCAGCATAACCAGTGTTGACGGAGAGAAAAGCGTGGAAGGCATAGCCAGCGACTATGACAGCGAGTTTATTTACAAGATCGGAGAGATTGCAGAGGTTCCGGATTTTGATACAGACCGTTGGAACGAATGCGCTGCGGGTATTCACCACTTTATCACACGGGCAGAGGCGGAGCAATATTAAGGAAGGAGGATACAGCTGAATGGTTAGCATGTTCTGGGTCCATTACAAGCGCAAGGCGGACGGGCAGGAATTTCACGAGCGGCTTGCAACCGGCGGCCTGATGAAGCTGCTGGCACAGGGCGGAATTGTGCTCTGCGGGGTGGAACGGGCAGGGTACGGCGATATGCCGGAACGAGCAAACGTGAAGGAGGCGGAAACATGAGGATGGGGCAGGGGCGCGGATGCCTGACGGAATCCATCATCCGGCGTATAGACCGTGAAAACAGGGCTGTATGGCTCCGGCGTATGGAAAAGCGGATGCGGCGCATTATCCGGCGGGCTGTGGGGGAAACACTGCGGTTTCTGGCACTCATGGCAGGGACAAGCCTGTTCACATTTGCGGTCGTTCCCGCGATGGAACTCCGTCCGGAGCGGACGCTCATTATTGCGGAGATGCTGGTTGTGCTGGCATTCGGGACGTGGCTGGGAGGCTGGATTTATGGGCCGAAAAAGAGAAAATAAAAAATCCCCTGCATAGTCCGTCATACGGACTGTGAAGCATTGGCGCGCTTTACAGGGGATTAAGAAAATACCTTATTATTACGATACCAGAAACGGAGGGATTTTGCAATGGAAAAATTACTGATACCGGAAAACGACTTACAGGAGCTTTGGGAGCTGAACGGCAGAGTCAAGGCGGTGCTGGCGTGGACGGAAAGCGATCCATATATCACTAAAAATGTTTTGACTGCGATGCTGGGGGCTCCGGTGCAGGCGGGCGGCGTGGAACAGCCGCAGACGGAAGAACCGGAAACATCGGACAGTGGAGCGGGCTTATCTGTACGGAAAGGAGAGGCAGACGATGAGCAGGATTGAGGATGCTGTCAAAAAAATCAACCTTGAAATCCAAAAGGAGCCGGACAACGGATACATAGCGGTGGTCGGAGAGTATATCATAGACTGCATCACATCGGAAGAAGCGGCAGACGCTGTCCTTGCGGAAGGAAAAACACTTTCGGGCGCACTGGAGGAAATCAGGAAGGTGATGGAGGAACGGGCAAGGAAACATCATTCAGTGGATAAGAAAAATGGGAAATGCGTGGCATTAGCGGTCAGGGGAGAAGAAGTTTTCGAAATGGCGCGGGATTACTTCGGTCTGACGGAAACCCGCTTGAAAGCGAAAAGGGGCGTCAGCCTGTCGCTGGAAGATTTCCTGTAAGGATACGTCAGCATTTAATAGGAAGTGGGATTTATGGACTTAAAAAAGATAAAGAAAATCCCATTCGGGGATTTTTCGGAAAAAAGCAGGGTGCGCTGGAAAGTGGAGGTACGGCGGCCGGTGGTAAGCGGTGAACGTCTTTTAGCTGTGGATTTCCTGCGTAACACGGAATGCACGGCATACAAGCGGGAAGATTCTTCCTTCCGTATCGTATGCGGGAAAAAGAGCAGGGAAGTCAGGGGTATCATGGCGGCGGATGCGGATAAGCCAGTGCGGGTGACGAACGAAGCGCTGCGGGCGATCAGCGGATGCAGGCATGAATATATCCTGATATCCGAAAAGGACGAAGCGGCGCTGTCCCGCTTTCTGGGCGGCGCATCACAGAACCATTACATAGACCTTCTGGCAGATTGGGCGGAAGAAGTGCGGGAGGAACAGAAAAAGCGGGAGCGGCAGAAACGGGGCGGACTGATGGACGAAGACTATCGGTTCTGCCCCGAAGCCTTACCAGCCGGCCTTTTGGAGTTTATACGGGAAACCGTCCTGCCGGAGGATGACACGCTGGTATACAAAAAAGGCAATGTACGCGGGCTGTGCTATGCCTGCGGGAAGGGGGTGCGGGCGCGGGGGCAGCGGTTCCGGCAGAATGTGCGGGTACGCTGCCCGAACTGCGGACAGGAGGTGATCTGCGTACTGGAAGGCGGGAGAAATTTCCGCGCGGACTATGTGGAAAATGTTATTGCGGCGCAGAAAGGGACGGACGGGGAAACGGTGTTTTTCCGGCAGTGGCTCATAAAGCGCGACCCGTCAGCATGCTGGGAGCGGATAGAGGATTTCCTGAAGGAAACCGCCCGCTACGCGGTGCGCGGCAGGAAAACAGCAAAATGGCAGAGGGAAGCAAAAGAAAACTATTACATGAACTGTGAGCGGTATGACATGGAGGAATGGACGCGCTGGCGTGATAACCGGATATACGACGGCGGCTATTACTTCTGCCCGGCAGGCGCCGCGGAGGTTCTCGAGGGCACGGCGATGCAGTACGCGGATTTAGAGAGCTATCTTGCGGACAACACAAGCCGCTGGAAAAACCCCGTCCATTTTTTGGAGTACCATGCAAAATACCCTGTGATGGAGTTCCTTTGGAAAAAAGGATACAAAAACATCGTCCATGAGCGTGTCGGCGGCATGGGCAGGGAAACCAGGGACGCCATACTCTGGCAGAGGGACAGGCTGGAGGAATGCTTCAGGTTCCCGCTGCGGTTTTTACAGCTGAAGCTGCCGGAGGAATGGACTTTGGATGACATTGCAAGGCTGAACGCGCTCTGGCAGATGCTGGGTGAAAAGCTGAAAGAGGAAGAAATCAGGATGTTTCTGGAAATGCGGGTTGACACAAAGGACGTCCTTGCCGCCCTGCCGTATGCGTCTGTTGGAAGGATACTGGGATATATCAAAAAGCAGACGGAGAAAAGGCAGGCGGCATTTGTAAAGAGGCATGATTGGGAAAAGCCGCCGGGTTTGGCGTCTGTCGCCCATGAATACCGGGATTACCTGCGGGAATGCGGACAGCTCGGGCTTGATTTGCATAACCGGGAAGTCCTGTTCCCGAAGGATTTGAAAGCAGCGCATGAGCGGACGATGGCGCAGGTCAGCTTTGAAAAGAACAAGACAGACCAGGAGAAATTTCAAAAGGCTGTGGACAGGCTGGAAAAATATGCATGGCAGAAGGACGGCCTGCTCATAAGACCGGCAAGGACGCAGGAAGAACTGCGGGAGGAAGGCATAGCCCTGCACCATTGTGTCGGCGGGTATATCCGTCAGATGGCGGACGGGGAAACAGCAATATTTTTTGTACGCAAACTGGACGCGCCGGATACGCCGTATTTCACACTGGAACTGCAAAAGAAGCGCGTCATACAGTGCAGGACGGCACATAATGCGTCTTATGAGCGGTATCCGGAAATTCTGTCATTTGTACAGGAATGGGAGCAGGAGGTCGTTACCGGAAACGGAGGAAAGAAAAAGAAGGAGGAACCGGCAGCATGAATGAGATTACAGGGAGCAGTGCAAGGCCGATAGAGGTCATTACACAGGAAATACGGTTTTATAAGTTACAGGCGGGGACATCAATCATTGAGATCGGCAGACGCCTGTTGGAGGCAAAGCAGTGCCTGCCCCATGGGAAATGGGGGGAATGGCTCCAAAGCGAAGCGGAATTTTCCGAGCGTACAGCGCAGAACTTCATGCGCATTGCCCGTGAATACCAAAATCCGCAGACGCTTGCGGATATGGGAAATTCCGCCACAAAGGCCCTGCTCCTGCTTTCCCTGCCGCCGGAAGAACGGGAGGGCTTTGTTGCGGAGGCACATGAGATAGGCGGGGAAAGCAAGACAGCGGCGGAGATGAGCGCGAAGGAAATGGAAATCCTGCTGAAACAGCTGGAGAAAGAACGCGCGGAAAAAGAAAAGCTGCAGGGACAGCTGGATTTGTTTGAGGAGGAAGCGCAGAAAAAGATGGACGATAAACTCGATGCGGCCCTTGCGGCGCATGAGGATGAAATGGATGCGGCATATGCCCGGCGGGACGAAGCCGAGCAGGCGCGGAAGGAAGCGGAGGAACGCGCCGGAAGGCTGGAAAATGAACTGGAGGAGCTGCGCAAAAAAGCGGAACAGCCCCCGGAGCCTGACGAAAGCGAATTGGAGAGAATCAGGGCGGAAGCGGAGAAAGCCGCCGCCGAAGCCATGCAGAAAAAGCTGGACAAGGCAAAAAAAGACCTTGAAAAAGCCAAAACAGAAGCCAGAGAGGCGCAGGAGGCCGTAGAAGCCCATGAGGCGGCGCAGAGGGAGGCGGAAGAAACTGCGCAGAGGACAAGGGAGGAAATGAAAAAGCTGGAAGCTGAAACGGAGAAAAAGCTGAAAGCGGCAGGCTCCTCCGGCATTACCCGCTTCAAGGTCTATTTTGAGGGCGTGCAGAGGGAAGTGAACCAGATGCTTGCCTGCATTGCAGATGTGGAGGAAAGCGAAGGCGCGGACGAAGCGGCAAAGCTGCGGAACGCGCTGGCCGCGCTCTGCCGCAGTGTGCTGGAAGGGATAGGTGCAGGCGAATGAAGTTTTCTAAAATAGCGGCCCTGGCGAAAAGGGAAAAGACGGCAATCCTGATGCGGGACGCTGACGGGGTGCAGTGGCTGGGTACGGGCAGCGCGGCTTATATGCTGGAGGGCATGCCTCCCCTGGATACGGATACGGTGCTGACGGTAATGGGTGTGCCGGAAGATAAAAAAAGCACATGGTTCTCTGTGGAAAAAGAGGATAAGGGAAAACTGCTTGAAAATGACGTTCCGGGCGAGGAAGAGGTTACGGCGGATAACGCGGGGATTTCCGTTATCTACGGCGGAAAACTGCTGATGCCCATTTATACGATGATGGGCATGGTATGGATTGATGCGGAGCTTTTGGCCCCTACGGACAGGAAGGAAGCGGGGTACCGCCGATTCTTTATCCGTTGCATGGAAAACGGGACAAGGGTAGTTGCGGTCAAGGAAGGTCTGGTATTAACAGCGGTCATTATGGAGTGCAGGGTGGAAGGCAATGACCTTGCAGACGCGCTGGAAACGCTGTCAGGGCGGTATAGGCTGCAGAAAACAATGGAGGAGCGGAAAGAAAATGACATACAGGGTACGATCGGGGAAATATGAGGTCTGCGGGAACTGCGGTGCACATTTGGACCACGGGGAGAAATGCGACTGTGCGGAGCGGGAGAGGACAACGGCGGAAAGCGGGACAGCAGGGGCCGAAACGGCTCCGCTGCATATATAGGTTACATATATAAGGAAGAAACAGGAAAAATGGACGAAAAAATCCCGCCTGAGCATTCAGGCGGGCAAAGCCTCGGGTTGGCACCCCAAAACTATTACACAAGTATAGTATAGCAGGAATCCGACAGGATTTCAATGCCTTTTCGAGGAAAAAAGAAAAGAGGCGTGCGTGTAGCAGCTTTGCCGCTGTTGCAGTGGGAAGTGAGGCTTCCCGCAAGGCCTCTTTAGGCCGTCCATAAAGCAATTAACTTAACGGATACCGGCACAGGAAAACGGAAAGGAGAAAAGCTATGCCGAAATACAGGAAGAAGATTACGGCGGGGGATGTTTATGAGGTAGAGGAATTTTACTCCCCCAGGACCATAGGCAAAAAATATGAGCGGGGCAGGAATGAAAACCTTACGCCGGAGGAACAGGCGAAGCGGAACCTAAACATTGCCAGGAAGAAACTGACAAGGTCGGTCAATGCAAATTTCAACGGGGAGGACTATTTTGTGCTGCTGACCTACGACAGGGAAATGGATGTGGAGCGGGCAAAAACGGAAATCAGCAATTTTTTCAAGCGGCTGAAACGCTGGCGGAAGAAAAACGGGTTTTCGGATTTGAAATATATCGCGGTAGTGGAAACAGAGGGGCGCGTGCATCATCACATCGTGATGAATGGCCTTGAGGGATTGAGCCTGAAAGAGGCACGGGAGATCCTCCAGGAAAAATGGGGGCGTGGGCTTGTGCTGCTGAAGCGGCTGAAAAAGAACCAGCCCGATAACCGGCTTGCGAACTACATCACGAAGGAAAATACCAAAAAAGGCGCGAAGCGTTGGAGCAGCAGCAGGAACCTGAAAAAGCCGAAAATCGAAATTGAACGCGTGAAGGAAACGAAACGGAAAACAGCGCTGCGCCCGCCGAAGGGGTTCCGGGTCGTGCAGAGCACGGAGGATTATTTTGAGGAAATCGGATGGGTACGGTATATGAAAGCTGTACGTGAGGGCGGTATGGATTATGGTGGTTATGAAAAGGGGGAGCTGTATGAGGAATGACATGGAGCGGCGCTTTGCGGGCAAACGCGCGAAGCTGACGGGGGAACTGTTTGAAAAGCTGGTTGAGGCTTCCTGCAGGCATTACCGGGAAACCTCTGGCATGGACAGCAGGGGGAGGTTTCAGGCGTGCTTCACAAAGCCTGCCCAGCCGGATTATAAAGGCGTGCTACGGGGCGGCAGGGCGGTGGTATTCGAGGCGAAACATACGGACGGGGATACCATTGCCTATAACCGGCTGACAGAAACCCAGATGGACTGCATGGAGGCGTATCACGAAATGGGCGCGCTGTGCTTTGTGCTGGTTTCGTTTGGGTTTCAGGATTTCTTCCGTATCCCGTGGCAGGATTGGAATGACATGCCCTATATCTATGGCAGGAAACATTTGAAGCAGACGGAGCTGGAGCGGTTCCGTGTCGGGGAAAAAGGAAATGTGCTGTTTTTTCTGGAGGGTGTGGAGTGAGGGAGGCGATAACTTGAAAACCAGTAAGCAGATAGAAGGATTTTTGGATTTCCTGCGTGAAGCCGAAACAGATTACAATATTGCCGTATCCAGCGAAAAAGAAGCCAATGACGCAACGCAGGACCTGCTGCACAGCTTGGAGCTTTATGAAAATACATACCACGAATACGCAAGGACGGCAAAGAAGCTGGCGCAGGTAAGGCAGGAACGGCGGGCGGCAAAGGACAGGCGGGAGCAGATTCAGCCTGTTGTGGACTGGCTTGAGGAAAACGGAAAGGTCGTTTTTGGATTGGAGAAGCTGCTGGGAGATGTCAGGAAGGCGGAGAAGGCGACAGAGGGGCGGTTTTATACGCAGAGGACCGATGTGCTGGTGGAGATTGGAAAGGAGATCAGGGTTTGAAACCGATTTTATTTAATACTGAAATGGTGCGGGCAATTATAGACGGGAGGAAAACGGAGGCGCGGCGGCTGGTGAAGCCACAGGATTTAAGGGTATTGGATAGTCCGTATCATAGGAAACATCCGGAGGTTTCTGATAAAGTTTTGCTTGAAAGGTTGTGTGAACCGCCGTATCTTCCCGGAGACATCCTGTATGTGCGGGAAACGTGGGCGGCATGGTCGAAGACATGGGGAACCCTACCGGAAATCCACTACAAAGCGGATGCGGAAATACTTTCGGGCGTAAAGTGGAGGCCATCCATCCATATGCCCTATGAAGCGGCACGGCTGTTCCTGCGGGTGAAATCCGTGAAGGTGGAGCGGTTGCAGGATATTGATGAGGATGGAGCAAAAGCAGAAGGTTCCAACTGGCGCAATGGGAAAAATGTTGGATGGGAGGAAAAGATGCAGCGCACAGCTGTTGAGCGGTTTGCAGAAATATGGGACAGCACTATCAAAAAATCAGACCTCCCGATTTACGGCTGGGATGCAGACCCGTGGGTTTGGGTGACAGAGTTTGAGAGGATTAGCAGGGAGGAGGCTGTGGAATGACAGAGAGAGAAGTGATTGAGATATTAAGAAATAATTTCCCAAAAACTTGCAAAATGGTTGGCGGAAGATATAAGGGTGGATTTGACGACATTGAGTGTGAATTTGGAAAGGCTCTTTTATTATCAATATCCACATTACAAGAAATTCAGAAATACCGTGCAATCGGCACAGTCGAGGAATGTTGGGAGGCTATGGAGCGGCAGAGGGCAAAGAAGCCCGTCGAGTACGAAGATAAATATTATGGATGTCCTGTCTGCGATAATGTATTACTGCATAAGTGGGAAAGATACCCTGTGACGCTTGTGGATAAGAGAAACGGACTTCCGTACTGCCTTAGCTGCGGGCAGGCTATTGATTGGTCTGAATAGGAGTGGAAACACGGAAATGAGGTGATACTTATGCCAATGGAGCGGGATTTGCGGATAGAAATGGATTGCTGAAATGAGGAGGCGGGCAGCTTGGACAAGGATATTTTAGTGCAGTATACGGATTTGCAGGAGGAAATCAGGGATATCCGCCGGAGGGCAGAGCGTGCCCGCGGGCAGATGGAGCGGCTGGAAACAGAAGGCACAGTGCTTGATGCGGTGAAAGGCACACGGCAGGACGGGACGTTTGGCAGTATCCGCATTGAGGGTTTTCCCTATGCGGATTATGAGAAACGGCGGCGGAGCCTGCAAAGCTATCTTCTGAAGCTGGCAGATATGGAAGAAAAGCTGCTGGAGCTGACGAACCAGGCGGAGGAATACATAAACAGCATAGAAGACAGCCGGATGCGGCGGATTGTGCAGTACCGCATCCTGGACGGGCTTTCGTGGTATGAAGTGGCAGACAGGATGGGCGGGAAGGCAACGAGTGACAGCTGCCGAATGTATTATGAAAGATTTTTGCAGAAATTTTGAAAATGTTCGGCATGTTCGTTTTCAATGTGGTATCATGATACCATGGAGCCAGAGGGCGGAGGGCAGGACAAAGCCAAGGAACCGCTGGCTCTGGATATGTACATTCAACGGGAAAGGACGTATCCGTCATGGTGGCATTGCTGCTGTGAAGCGGGGCGTCCTTTTCTTTTGGGAAGGGGGCGGGGGCATGGACAGCGGCAGGGTTTTGAAATTGCGGAAAATGATTGACAACGGGAACGCGGACGGCTTTTACAGCTGGAAGCCATGGAAGCGGCTACGGAAGGACGTCCTGCGGCTCGACCATTACGAGTGCCAGCTTTGCAAGGCGAATGGCAGATACAGCCGGGCGGAAATCGTCCACCATGTGAAGCATTTGAAGGACAGGCCGGATTTGGCGCTGTCTATCTGGGACGGCGAAGAACGGCAGCTTGTCAGCGTATGCAGGCGGTGCCACGAGGAGTTGCACCCGGAGAGCATGGAAGGGCGCTTCCCGGCGGCGAAGCGGGAAGCCGTACTGGAGGAAAGGTGGGATTGATATGGTACAATGCGAATACAGGTTTATGTGCGGGGAAAAGGATTGCGCCAGGACGCCGGACGAATGCAGGAAGCTGTTAATTGAAAAGCTGATGAAGCGGGACAACACAATAAAGCAGCAGAGGGAAAGATTCGAAAAAGAGCTTGAGGCGATGAAGGAAGCAGAGGGAGAGCCGGAAGTCCATTTCATTTGTGACCGCAGGAATT